CTATTTGTAGACAAAAAATTAAACCAGTGTTTGAATATAAACTGAAAATAAAACCACAACTACACAAGGAATTTATAGATGATTTACCAAAGGATGAAACAAGAGATTTAATTAGATCCGAAACTATTAAGTTTTTGAACAAGGGAAGTAAAATTGAAAAACTTAAACCAGAAATTGAATACTTTTCGTTTGATGAAATGACATGGGAAAAGCTATAAAACCAGCTAAGGCAACGGATAGCAGGATATCCAGGTTGGAAGACAAGGTAAAAAACTTGTCACCAAAGGAACAAGATTTTGTACACCGATACTTGGAAACAGGGAAAGTTAAAGAGTCTGGTTTGCTTGCAGGGTTTAGCGAATCAAGCAGTGATAGTTATTGCTCAGGATTGTTAAAGAAACCAGCAATTCAAGAGTATATTTTGGAAGTCAAAAAAAATAAGGCTATCAAGCAGGGCTGGACTCCAGACAAGGTCATTGCGAAACTGGATGAAGTCTACACAAAATCAATGCAGGATAAAAGTTATACTGCCTCATTAAATGCCTTAAAACTACTAGGCCAAAGTATTGGTATGTTTCAGCAGGAAAAAGAAGTTAAGCACAAGCACGAACTAAAAGTGGAAAACCTATTGAAAACACTAGAAAAGAAAACAATTAAGCAGATCAATTGAGATAAAATGCAAAGAAACTACATTTTTTTGCAAATCCCTGCAAACCATTGCAAACACTAGCCTCAAGATTTCATATGTTTGGCAAGATCTATTTTAGAACATATAAAAAATTGAATATTCATTTTAATAGCCACCCTTGTTTTTGCCACCATGTGCTGGATCGCAGCTCCTGGAGCGACATCGATGCAACCGCAGCTCCCCACCCCCCTCGAGGGCGCGGTGTACCCCATGTATAATTATTAGGAGTCCCCTATTCATTTCCACCCACACCCAAAATGACTAAAGAGACCATACTTCAGGAAGCAGACAGGCTCGTTGACGGAGAACGTCAGTGGGCATATGACCACCCCTACGACAACTGCCTACGGATAGGGAGGATGTGGGGAGTAATACTGGACACAAAACCAATCCCACCGGAGAAGGTGGCCCTAATGATGTGTGGATTGAAGCTTGTGAGGGAGATACACAGACACAAGAGGGATAATCTGGTGGACCTTGCAGGATACGCTAAGGTTGCTGACATGGTAGAGAGAGAAAAACTGGTACGAGAGAAGGGTTTGACCTTGGATAAGGTATTACCTCCGATGCACTTATAGTCATGGATCTACTAAAGACGATACTGTTTTTATCCGTTATGGTTTTAATACTGGTTAGTATACTTCTGCATAGGGAGGTGAATAAGCCGAAACAGGAGAAAAAGGTAGAATACAAGTTTATCAACTTGAATATCTAGATTTTCTTGACTAAGTTTAGACAAATTGGTATAAAAGGGACGAAGGACTGTGAGCCACCCAAGTGGCGAACAGTCAGTACTATACACTAACACTATGTATTATAGGTAGGTGTACACGTTTGTGTGTACAGAGGTGACATGAGATATCTAGCAATTGCTTTATTGATGTACGCTTGCGGACCTACTCCGGCATTTGGGGATGATTTCTCCACATCCGATATAAGAACGATGTGGCAGGGGTGTTACCAGGGAGGTATGCGGAGTAATCAAGGTGCGATACCAGTGTTACTGATGGAATGGTGTGACTGTACGATAGACAAAGTGAGGAAGGAGATAGGGTATAAGGAGTATGTCCGTAGGGATATGGAGAAAGATCCCCTGTTGATGTTGGACATACGGAAGTTTGCGGAGCAGTGTAGTCCGTTACCACTAATCAAGCCTCAAGAGGAAGTATGATGTACGGCAAGAAGATGAAGAACAGTAAGAAACCTTACGGCAAGAAACCGATGAGGAAGAAGTGATTGTATGATGTAGAGAAGGGATCACTTTCAGATGATCCCAGTAACTTAAACAAGTTAAGAAAAACAGCAAAACAGCTAAGGGCTTCGTTGAACCATGCAAAGGTTCGTTTAGAACAGGAGCTACAGCATATTGATATGTTGGTGGAAAGGCTTGATGAACTTAGCGAAGAAGTGTACGAGGAATTCAGTGATTAGCGAGTCACAGAAACAGAAAGAACAGCGTTTAGCCTATCAACGAGCAACAGGAATACGAATGGACTCACCCTTACAGAAATGGGAATTTCGCTTTGAATCTGGGAAAGCCGTTGCGTCTTGCAGTATCCAGAATCCGATATTGGATATCAGTGATCTGGAGGACTTCATGGTGCAAGTAGCGAATTGTGCCGGTTTTCCGTGGGTCAAGGCGGTAGATCTCTACGAAGTAGATGAAGAGCCTCAAGCCACCGAAAGTGCTTCTCAGCCTGAAGAAAAGCACCGAATGTAGTATCTGCAAGTATCTTGCGGACTACAGAATACCCCACTACGAACTGGATCTCTTTAGGAGTATCCCAGTATGTCACCCATGTTTATTGGATCTAAGCCTCAATCCAGGGGCTAAACAATACGCAAATTAATTTAATTAGGGAGGTTGCATGGTGAAGTTTATCATCTTGCCCCTTATCTTCACCTTCACAGGTGCAGATAAAGCAAAAATAGACGAGTTAGCAGAGGATGTACTATGGATGAGTACAGCCATTTATTTTGAGGCTAGGAGTGAGTCTACTTCTGGTCAATTAGCAGTAGCCTCGGTTATACGGAACAGGGTGGAGAGTAAAAGGTTCCCTGACAGTGTAACGGAGGTAGTGACACAAGGCCGTAAGGGTAAGAACGGAAAGCCGTTGTTGTATAAGTGTGCTTTTAGTTTTTACTGTGACGGAAAACCAGAAGTGATCAAGGATCGGAGAGCCTGGAATAAGGCTGTTGAAATATCGGACCATGTTTTGCGCGGTACGATTGATTATGCGGATGGTGCTGATCACTTTGAATTAAAGAATCGGAAGCCTTACTGGTTAAGCAGTATGCGGAAGGTTGCAACCATCGATAACCATAATTTTTACATTGCAGTCAGATAACACATTAGAGGAACTAGTCAACCGAATCTATGCTGATCCGGTTGCCTATTTCCAGGTTGGTTTAAAGGTAGAAGAGTTTGGGACTGGGTTAATGGTCCCTTTTGAATTAAACCCTGCTCAAATGATTGTTCATGCGGTAGCAGAGAAGCAATTAAAAGAGCAGAACATGGTCAGAATCATTGTATTAAAAGCCAGACGGCTTGGAATGAGTACTTATGTTCAAGGACGTTATTTCGCTAAAGCTGCGACTAGAACGAATCGTAATGTTCAGATTGTCACACATTCTCGCAGTGCTACAAATTCGATGTTTAATATGGCAAGACGATTTGAGGAGAACCTCCCTGAAGAGATTAAGCCGGAGGTTAGATACTCAGGCAAGAATGAACTCGTATGGTCAGACCTCGGATCGAGCTACAGTCTCGCAACAGTTGGGGGGAAAGAAGTCAGGGGTAGTAAGGTGGACCTCCTCCATTGTTCAGAGGTGGCTTTCTGGGGTGATGGAGGGAATGAATACTTACTGGGAGTACTTAACACAGTCGTTCAGGGTTACCAGACGGAAGCTTTCTTGGAAAGTACAGCAAATGGTGTGGGCGGCATCTTCTACGAGCGTTGGAAGGATGCTGAAGAAAACCCAGCTTCAGGGTGGGCTTCGGTATTTGTCCCATATTTTGTATTTTCGGAGTACAGACTTCCTTTTAAGGATGACAAGGAGAAGCAGACTTTTAAGGATAGCCTGGGCCAAGACCCTTCTTATGGTGGCGAAGAGGAGGAGAAACTCTTGGGTCACTACGCAGAGTATCCTACTTTGGAGGGGGATCTGCGATTCCAAATCGACTTAGAGACCTTGAAATGGCGTAGGCAGACCATCGATGTGCAGTGTAACGGAGATATAGACCTGTTTAGACAGGAATATCCCTGCAATGCTTCTGAGGCGTTTTTAACCACTGGTAGAAGTGTTTTTGACAAGAAGTCGTTGCATTTTATGCAACTAGAGGCAGAAAAAAGGGTTAGAGAGACACCGCCTGGCCTGTATAACATCCCAGTCAAACAGAAGCGTACTGATACCGGACTGAATCGGTACTATTTGGAGAGGGCTGATGACGAAGGAGAACTGATCGTTTGGACTCCACCTCAGTCGGATCGAGAGTATAGGATAGGTTGCGATGTCTCGGAGGGTATTGAGATTGGAACGAGAGACACAGACTGGAGTGTAGCGATTGTATTGGATGCCCTGACCTATGAGGAGCAAGCCATTTTACGGACTCGCATCGATCCTGACCTTCTTGCTTGGAAACTGGTGAGTCTGGGCCGTTGGTACAATAACGCAATGGTGGCAGTGGAGTCGAACAACCATGGATTAGTTTCCCTGAAATTCCTACAAGAGATCCACCAGTATCCGAATCTCTACTATGACAAGATCCTAGATGAGAGAAGTAACCGCGCGACACGAAAACTGGGATTCAAGACAACGCTGAGAACGAAACCTGTGATTATTGATAACTTGCGTGAACTGGTGAGGGAGCGCGAGATCAAGCTCCACAACAAAACCACTCTAGATGAAATGGCGAGTTTTGTTTTTCAGAGCAACGGAAGTATGAGTGCAGCGACTGGAAGCCATGATGACTGTGTCATGAGCCTTGCGATTGCAGCGTTCGCTACGAAGCTTTACCCAGGCTCGACTCGGTGGAAGGAGCAGCGGTATCAGCCGGAGAAGAAGCGGTTTTCTCTGTATCATGCTCCTGGCGTATGATGGTGGATTGCTTCCATGTATAGAACATCTCGTAAGGAAGTACTCCCTTTTGTAGGTTGCAAGATTTGCAGGAAATTACGAGGTTATCCATTTCCTGTTTTTCCTCTCTAGTTTT